TTTTTTCGGGAATGAAACGAGCATACTTCATGTAAACTGTGATCTCAGACAAGATGCGATTGCTGATGTCCATTTATTTCTCCATTGATTTTTTTATTGAAAACGGTATTTTTTAGGTATAAATCAAAACCATACACGAATAAGTATATGGTTTTGGATAAAAAAAGTGGGTTTTTCTAAATTATTTTTCCACTAAAACCCTTCCAATTCTTTGAACTTTTGTGAAAGAGCTTTCTTAACATTCACGTCACCTTTCATTGATGTTTGAACATTTTGTCCCATGTCAGAACTTGGTTCGTATATTTCAATGTGGCCAGTCATTGTATTTATTTTACTTGGGAATGTCATACCATCAGGACCGAAACGATTTTTAATAATATGCCATCTGCCTGTTCCACCAACTTTATCATTCAATTTTCTTGATAGAGACATAATGAAATCTGCAATCATAATTTTGTTATATGATTCTGAAACTTTACCACCTTCAATCACATCATCTTCAAGAGCAGAACGATTTGCTTGTGATGCAGTCCAAATAGGTATTCCATAAGTTCCGCCAACACCACGCAAGTCTTCATAAATATCATTTAGTTCCAATCTTTTATCACCGGCTTTTGCAGGTCTTATCAAGTCTGCATAATCAACTATAACTAAATCAGGTGGTTTACCTTGACTGATGCATTTCTCTATATGTGATGTTATTGTTGTGATACTTGCGGTTTTGGTTGGATAATACTTTACAATCAAGTCACCTTTGATAGTTTCCATTGTATCACGGATTTTCTCTTGTGCATATTCTTCGTTAAGATTTTGAAATGCAATCTTTGTAAAGTAAGCATCAAATCTTCTTGCAACATAAAACTGATTGAGTTCAAGTGTATAATAAACAACTCTCTTACCGGCCTTAACTGCTTGAGCGGCAATACTTACCAATCCCCAAGACTTACCGCCACCGGCAGGAGCAATGATAACACCCAACTCACCAGCAGCCAATCCACCGTTTGTAATATCATCAACTACATTCCATCCAGTAGATACACAACTTCTTGCACCTTCTTCATAACGAGCAATAATATCTACAAGATATTCATGTCCAATATCTTTGTCAGTTCCGGCTTTGAGTGCATTATCAACTTTCTTTTTGATAAGGTCATACTTACCACTCTTAAGCAAATCAACCGACTCAATAATTGCAACTTTCATCTTTTGATTTTTACAAAATTCAAGAGTAGTTGATTTAACATATTCTGCATCAGAACTATCTTTATACTTTGCACTTTCTTTCAGAGCATCTGCAATAGTGCTCTTCAAAACTTTATCTTCAACGGTAATCAATTCAGACTTGAAAACTTCAGCAGTTGGTGCAGTTTTATACTTCTCATAATAGGACATTATCTTTTCAACAACCCAACTATTTGCTTGAGACTCAAAATAATTTGGTTCGATAATATCTGAAACTTGTTGTAAAAATGCTCTATCGTTTAATAATGAAGTGACTACTTTTGTCTGAAAGGTATGACCATATTGGGATAAATTATCCTGCATATTTGTTCCTAATGGAATTTAATGTTGTAAAATTATTTTGAACCCATACATCCCAATTCAATAAAACATTTTGTAGTTTATCTTCTACAAATAGTTTATTCAGTTCAACTTTATTTATACCGTCAATTTCACCATCAACTAAATGTCTTAATGTTGATTTGGTGCTTTGTGAAATTTCAACATCACTTAATTGCATTATTCTATGATTGGTTTGCAATACATTTAGGTTGTTCTTTAATTCTTGAATTGCTTTGGATTTATTATCATGTAATTTACAAATTTCTACGAACATTTCCAAATTTATTTTTCTTTTTTCTGATAATTCTGGAAATAATTTTAATATCGTTTTGTCACCGAGACCACGAATGCCAACTACATTATCACTCTTATCGCCAAGTAAAGATTTGTATATGATATAATTCTCACACCATATACCAGTTTCTTCCAATAAATTTTGAGGTGTATACATCTTCTTTTTGGTTGGCAGATAAACACTAACTCTGTCCGAAACCAATTGTAAAAAGTCTCGGTCATTGGAAAGTATTACACATTTTTCTTTGAAATAAGAAGAAAGGTAGGCAATCACATCATCTGCTTCTATTTTATCAATGGAGATTATTGTTAGTGGCAAATTTTGTAGGTATGAAAAAACACGAAACAGTTGATACTTAATTGAGGATTGTTCATCTTCAATATCTTCAAACCCAACTACACGGTTTAACCGTGACTTGATTGCCCTACCTTCCTTATAGTTTGAATAAATTTCTTTTCTTCTCTGTGAACCACCCTTACCATCAAAGACAACAACAACCCGTGTGGGATTAACCATACGGATTGTTGCTCCAAGAGACTTCAAGAAACCAGATAATCCACCAACATGAATACCATCTTCGTTTAATGTTGGGATGGCAGAAAATGTGCGTATAAAAAGGTTCATCCCATCTACAATCAAAACCTTACTATCACGATGATAGTTCTCTTGTTCTTGTTTTTCTGTTTCTATTTCTTGTAAAAGTCTTTGATATTTACGGTTCATACTTCATCTTGTAATAATGGTTCATCGGAAAGTGTTACGTCATCTATGCGTGCCTCATCCAGTTTCTTATATTTCATAATTACTTTCTCAGCGATTTCATCATAAACTATATCATACAATTGGGGATTACTCATAATCTTTTCAACAAATTCCTTTGATTGAAACTTAATGACTTCTCCAGTTCTTTTGTCTGTCCATGAATACCATGCACCAGATTGAGAAACAAGATTGTGTTCTTTCATCACAGTCAGCCATGATGAATAATCATCTATACCACTATCAAAATAAACTTCATATTCGCATTCACGCAGCGGAGGACCTACTCTGTTCTTTACCAATTTCGCCTTAATCCTTGAACCAACGATTTCATCACGACCTTCTCTCTTTGCTTTTATGGCACCGATAGAAGAAAGACGAAGACGAACAGAAGCATGGAAAGGAATACCTTTACCACCAGGTGTTGTCCAAGGATCAGAAAATGCTGGAGCATTGAGTTTCTGACGAAGTTGATTTGTAATAATCAAACAAATACGCTCTCTACCGATAAGATTTGTAATTTTTCTCATTGCCTTTGAAATGATAAGTGCCTTTGCCGTAGCATAACCATCCTTATCAAAGTCTGCAGCCATTTCTGTTTTAGTGGATGCACCGGCTATCGAATCAACTACTATCGTTACCAATCTATCTTTATCAGATGAACGAACCTTATCAATGATAACATCAACAGTTTCAAAAATATCTTCTACGGTTTCCAATGGAATGTATAACATATCTTTCAAGTTCAAACCGATTGCGGTTAGATATTCAGTTGATATTGCATTCTCGGTATCAATATAAACAGCAAGACCACCTTTCTTTTGTGTGTTAAGAAGTGCATGGGCTGCCAATAGAGATTTACCAGATTGTTCGAGACCTGTTATTTCAGATACACGACCAACAGGAAAACCACCATACTTACGATTAGAAATGGCCAAATCCAACATGGTTGAGCCAGTTCCTACCCATTCTTTTACTATCGTAGGTGCATCACTATCACCTTCAAGAAAGTAAGCAGTCTTAATGTTTTGAGTTTTGAATTGTTTGTTTATAGTTTCGGCAATGAGCCCACCGAGTTCATCGGAAAGATCACTCTTTGATTTTGCCATAACTCACCCTTATTAAAATAAATCATCAAATGTAACACCGACATCTTCTGCAGGTGTGTTTGAGCTGTCACTCTTTTCTTGTTTGTAATTGAGATCTTTTGATTCTTCTTCTTGTGAAGAAGCACCCATCCAAGTTTGTAACTGAATCTTCAAATCATCATAAGATGGTTCTGGATACAATTCTGTAATTTGTGGTTGTGACTTAATCTTTTCAAGAACTTCTGCACTTTCTGTAATAGGTGTTTCTTTTGGTTTAACACGAATACTTGTTTCTGCATAAGTCTTACCGGCTTCTTCTGGTGACTTAACGGTAACAACAATGTCACGACCAGATTTTGCATCAGACAAATCACCGTAATCAGGATCAACAAAGAAAGCAAGTAGTTCTTCATAAATTTGTTTACCAAATCCCCAAAACTTTACACCTTCATTTTCTTGACCACGAACAATAACAGGAACATAGATACGCATTTTGGGTTCCAATTTTCTACCCATTACCCAATCTTCTTTATCACCAGTTTGTTTAAGTTTTTCTGCACACTCAACCACTGGATCAA